CAACTGAGAGCGGTGTGCGTTATCAATTCTTTGCTTGATTTGCTCGATTCTTTGCTCTTGGATTGCGCCTCCAGCATAGACCCACTCTTTTCCTTCCATAATGCCATTGACAAAAGCGTCAGGGGCGGAAGGATCTGCCACGATATCTGCGGCAGTTGCGAGCATAAAGTCATCAGCGACGACTTTAATACCACCTTCTTCCTTGATAGATCCGAGACCTCTGGAAGATACACCAAGTTTCACACCTTCGTCGAGAAGGGACTTAGCGATGTTACCCATGGGGGTATCGAGAAGTCTTGCCTTACCTACAAAGTTATTACCTTCTCTTTGCAGAGAGGTAATGAGGTGAGACACGCGGTCGAGGTTAATAGTAGGACCATCAGGATGACCCAATTCCCCTAGTGCGCGACCCTTGGAGATGTATGACTCGTTGTATTTAGCAACTTCACGCTGAAGAGTTTCTGCGCGATACATGCGTCCATTTCTATTCTTGATTTCACCCTGCAGGAAAACACCTTCGATAAAGTGGCGCTTCTTGCCATCCTTACCTTCGGTAATGGTTACCTTGGCGGATTCAATCTCCTCCCTGATCAGTTTCATCTGTAGTTTCCTCTGGTGGTGTATCAGTTACCTCAGTCTCTGCAGATGCTTCGACTTCGGGTGTTTCTTCTTCGGGCTCCTTAAACATGTTGGACCCGATTTCTTGTTTCTTAGTGTCAATCTGATCGACTGCTACGGTTTTCATAGCAGCGTCAACATAATCTGAAAGGTCTTTTTGACCCGCAAACAATGCGTTGACAATATCAAGCGCGGATTGTGTAGGCATGATTAGAATTTATTCAATAATACTATTTAGAAATCTCCTTTTTTACGATCCGCAGGATCGATTCCCTGCTCCGCGTATTGATCCATCGCTTGCTGCTGAGGATCAACTGGCTCAGGTTGGAGTTGCATTGCCATTTGCTCGTGCTCCATGGCTGGCATTGCCATAGGATCCATGACTTTACCGTCTGCGATCTCTTTCTCCATCTCCTTATCGATTTCCTTAAACAGGGCATCGGGTTGCTTCAGGATCTGACGACGCATATACTCCAGCGAGAAGTAACGACCCACAAAAGGATCCATCTGCTGCAGCAGTGCCATGCGTGCATTCATGATCTCCTGCTCTTTCAGCTCAGAGAAGTAGTTGTCAGCAATGAAGTCATACTGGATATGCTCTTTTGCTTCATCCCACTCTTCATGAGTGAAGACACCCTTCAGAATAAGTTGAGTCTTGAGCAGATCATTGAAGACATCAGCAAACTTTTTGCGGAGTCTAACGACGAATTTTTGGAATTTAACTTCATCGCGGGTGATCTCTGCGGATCTACCAACGTTAAAGGAAGAGTCAGATTCCAAACGTGACTCAGGCACGTTGAGTGATCTGTAAAGTTTCTTCTGGAAATACTTTACGTCCTCAAGCTCTCCAAGATTTTGTCCACCTGGGAGCGTAGTGATCTCAGTGCCTCTTCCGCCTTCCCTTCTTGGGAGCCAGAAGTCTTCGAGCATCGACATGAATTTCTTGTCGTCTCGGATTTCCCCTGTGTCTGCATTGTATACAAGTTTGTTTCTATAGCGAGACATCACCTCACGGAGGTATTGCTCAGCTTTTTGTTTAGGTAGATTACCCACGTCAATGTAGAAAATTCTACGCTCAGGTGCGCGGGATAGTCTGTAGATAACCAAGGAATCTTCAATCATTCTCAGCTGATTGAGTGCCTTGATTGCTTTATGTAGGTGTGACAGCACATAATTGCGCTGCATATCAAGTTGACCTGAGTGTGCAAAACAGATTGCATCAGGTGCAATTTTAATACCGTTATTTTCGTAACCTCTGAGACCCTTGGGGGAGTAAATATAATACTCAACTGCCTTAGGAATCAATACGTTTACCTGAGGATCTGCTGGGGAGACTCTATCCTTAGGTTTGTCGTATTCAATAACTTTTTTGATTTTACGAGGATCAATATACCTCAACTCTGTAATCCCTTCCTTAGGATTATCAGGGTTAATCATCTTATGGTAGAAGAGGCGACCGTCGATATACCATCTGCGGAAGATGTCATACGCCTTTCTATCAAAATCGAGGAGACTGAGAACATTCTCAAACTCCTCGCGGATGCGTGTCTTAACAGAGTCAGACACTTTTAGATTAGAAAGCTCAATATCAACAGGGTGATCGTCTAGATCTCCAGCGATTGCCTCATTCACGATATCATTTATGGCAGCATCTGCCTCAGGATGCAGTGACATCTCACGGTATCTACCAATGAGATCTACATCGCTAGCTTTGTTTGCTGCGTCCCCCAGATCAACATACTGTCCGAAGTAACCACCAGCAACAATGGGTTGCGCGGCGTCATCCGAATCTTTATGCACGAAAGAAGGACCCTTTTCAGAGCCCTTCCCTTTCTTTCGATCTAGGGAATAACCAAATAGTTGTGACATTCAACTGTCCCTATACATTATCAATTATTTATACTACTATTATAACCTACCTGTCAACTTGCGTTTCCAGCGTTGTTATCATTAGCATATGTCCAGTACTGAACCTGGAATTCAACTGTGTACTCTTCAGGAGTATCGTTGCTATCCCAAGCAAGGTCGATTGCACTGATGTTTGAAGGCCAAATGCCAACAAACTGATACGATCTGACCACAGCACCTTGTCTATCATACTGACGCACAAGTGCGCTAGACTGATATTCGCCAATGGTGCGAGGGGTTTGCAAGTTTTGCTGAAGATTTTGGATCTTAGTGGACCACTCTTCAAACTTAGAGCGCAGTGCAAATCCTTTGTCGTTAAGGACAGTTACTGTCCAAGGCTCAAAGGTTCTGTCACCAGCGATCTTAAGAGTCCTACCTCTGTAAGGAACCTCAATCACACCCACTGTAGAAGCGGGAATGTTTGCTGCCTTCACAAGGAAAGTAGCGAGAGATCCAGAAGATGCGGAGGATCCTGCTTGGGAAGCACCAGCAGATTCCTGCTGACGCTTCTCTTGAGATCCAGGGGTGGCACCCGATGCGGGGGTGCCTTCATCAACGATAGATGGGAAACCGATTTCCACTTGGAAAAGGTTGGGGCGGGCGAGGTCCCCGATTCTGTTTCTGAAGTCAAGAATAGGTGCATTGACCATCTTGCCTTCTGTCTGCCCTGGGTATTTGTCAGCCATTTTGGTGAAGTACTCCGATGTTTATGAGGTTAGATGGGTGAAGTTATCAGGAAACGAGCTCGGTGAAGCTTGCGCCAGTCCTTGTTGCCGTGAAGGTCAAGGTGATGAAGTTGATGGATCTTGTGGGTTTCACAAAGATCTCAGCGTAGAATTCACCACGGTCGATTGCCTCTGCAGGGTTGTTGGTGCCATCACAGACAACCAAGAAGTCAACAATACCACGACGTGATTGGACAGATCTCAAGTAAGGCTCAACGATGTTCTTGAATTGTTGGCGAGTAAACTCGTCATTCAACTCGAAGAGTTGAGTCTTAGCAGCGTCGGAGATTGCTTCTTCGATAACGAGGAAGAGTCTGCGGACGTTGATTCTGTCGAATGCAGATTGGTAACCCAATGCCGTCTTGTCTCCGAAGAGGACCATACCCTGACCAGGGAATGCAACGATAGGATTAACTCTTGCTGCGTAGAGCAGATCTCTGTGATCCTTCAGAGGTGAGTATGCCAGTTTAATAGCATTTCTGAGGTTACCACGGTTGAAACCTGCGGGAGAGAACCAAGGCTCTTGATTCAATGTTGTGCTCAGGACCAGACCTGCCATGTCACCGTTACAAGGAATGTAACGATAAACGTCGTTATACTTGTCGTAGATATACTTGTAGTTGTTATCAAAGACAGTATAAGAAGAAGATCCGAGTTGATCGAAGTATTCAACAGTGCGGGAGACGATAGTCGAAGTGTTGGGTTGACCGACAACATCAGCGCGGTAAGGCGAGATGAAAGCGATACAATCCTTACGAGTATCTGCAATACCGATGATATGTTGCGCCTTAGCGATAGTATCATTCAGGGTATTCATGCCAGGACCCATCAGGATGTAATCCAGTTGGACCGTCTCAGCATCATTGAAGAGGCTGTATGCACCAAGGATGTTAGGACGTGAGATGGTGTAACCATCAATACCACCTTGGAGAGCGAAGCGCAGAGTTGCGCGACCCTTTGTGCCAACCAGAGGCACAGCGAGGGGGTTGAGACCAGTAGGATCATCAAGGTTGTTAAGGGAGTTGTCAGACTTGATCAAGTCAAACTCTCTGTTAACACCGCTCAGACCGAAACTTCCAGTCGCGTTGCTGTCACGATCATAGATGTTGTTAGTCTCGTGAGATCCCCAATACAGATACTGGGAATATGTTTTAATCTGGTTCTTGTAATAGATGTTGTCACCCTGAGGAGACTTAGCATCAGATGCCTTAGACACGTTGAGGTGCTTCTCAAGGAGAGCGCCAGGTGTGCCAGTCAGTTTGCCGTCACCGTCAAGGACCAAGATGTGCATCAGGTCGTTGTAACCGCCTCTATCTTCCACCCATGCGGATGTAGTAGGACGAGGAGCAATAGATGACCAACGCTGATTCACACCGTAAAGGCGAGTGTCGTAGTCATTCTCGACTGCTGCGATCAACACAGAAGTTGAGTTTGCATCAGCGACATTCTGGTTTGCTTGGAAGGTAGGAGATCCAGGATTGAGAGAAACTCTCAACTCTCTGCGGATTGCCTCAACAGTAGCAGAGTCACCAGTTGCACTACCAGGAGTGTTGCTGTTGTTTGCCAATTCGGTAATGGTGTCACCAATTTCAAGCACGTCAGCAGAGGAAGAATCGATAGCGATTTCCAAGAAACGAGTCTCAGGATCCCAAGCAACAATACGACCAGTAACACCACCACTAACAGCAGTGATGTAGTTGTCTTTCTCGAAAGATCCAACCAGTGTGCTGTCGTCAGTTACGGTGACGATTGTGTCGTAGTTGTAGACCTTACCGTAGATGTTTGCTGCAGAGTATGCAACTTCAGCGCCATCAACGAATTGCCACTCAGTGCTAGTAGGTTGTGCCAAAGACAGGACCTGATCAGCACCAGCGTCGGTCATGACCACGCGGATGGAGTTACCATGGAGACCAGCAGACTTAGCAGCCCACTTCCAGTTGTTTGCGGCATTCTCAACGTTAGTTTCATACTCGTCATCATTCTTGATGAGAGGAGCACTAACACCAGTTGCTGTTGTTTCGTTGATCTCAGTCTTCTGAGCAGTAACAGTCTGGAGAGTAACAGTAGATCCATCGGTGTGTGCCGAAGCAGTTGTGCCGAGAAGACCACGAGTCACGTTGAGGTTGTTACCAGAAACACCAGTGATCTGCATGATCTCGTCATCAACTCTAATGTAAGAGTTGGTGCCACCAGCAAGAGTGGTAGCAGAGGTCACAGTCAAGGTGCCGTCTGAATCAGTGAAGGTAGATCCTTCGTTGATTGTAGAGCTGGTGCCTGCAGGCTCGATAAGTGTGATAGGAGCAGCAGCAGCGTGAGACGCGGCTGATGTTGCCAGTTGACCACGAAGGACAGTAACGTCGTTACCAGAAACTGCTTGGACGACCAACAATTCTGCGTCCACAAGGAGCAGATCGTTAACGTCGATATCAGTTGCTGACCCTACTGAAAGTGTGGTGTCAGTGCTACTAAAAGTAGTAACAATAAATTGTGCTGTGTCAATCGCATTCTTAAGCGATGAATTCATAGCGCGGACCACCTTCAAGGTGCCGCCATACAGCAAAAATTGTGCTGCAGAAAACCAGTACTCGTAGTTATACTCGTTGGGTCTACCAAAAGTTGCAAGGAGCTCGCGCTCGCTTGTGACTGTGGTGAGAGCCTCAACAGGACCTTTTTCAAAACTACCGACGATTGCAGCAACATTATCAACTGTTGCGTTTGCTACGGCGGTTAGGTCTCTTTCAAGTACAACAACCCCTGGTGAAAGTTGTGTTGATGCCATTAGATTCTCCTGATTAGATTCCTAGTCGGATGCTGAAACTATTTAGAGAAACGACTATTTTCAGAGGGTAAACAGGACGTAATCACCAGTCAGGATAGTCTGTAATCCATTGCCGCTTCTTCTTTCTATAAGAAGCATTACGTTTCACTGTGCATTGCTTACAGATATAAGAATAGGCTGACATATTCTTACCTCTATCAGGTCTTGTCTTATAGAAATGGTCAACCAGAGTGAGAGTGCGAAGACACTTACGGCACTGCCTATCTACAAATAGAAACTCTTCTAGATCTAGATCGTCTTCAAAGTCCATCACCGATAATCCCACATAAATGACATGTCACCATACTCAGCTATTGATTCTCTTTCTGCATTGTGCCATGTCTGACCTTCTGGATCTGTGAATGTCTCGTCACCGAGACCGTCATCCATAAATCCAAAGGGTGCCATGTCTGCTTCGATTGCTTCTTTCTGCTCCAGATACATCCTAGTCCTGACATCATTGTCATGCAACTCTCTGAAGTAATCTGTTGTTGCCAACCATGAGAAGATTACCAGACACATAGAGAGGTCATCATTACATCCCTCTTCTGCTTCCCATGCCTGACCCTTCTGGATGAATGTGGTTAGCTCTGCAATAATATCATAGTCATTAAAGATGAGTTTATCATCCTCAATCAACTGTTTCATGTTTGCACACCCAGTCTTCTTGACTGTGGTAGACATCTTGACACCCAGTTGCACTTTAGATCCAGAGAATCCCTGACCCACAACCTGCCCAGCACGTCCGCGCATGGATGCCATCAAGAGGTTATCATACTCTAGGTCAAACTGCATGATATCTGCTACCTGTCCACCAATATCATTAACTTCAATTAGAGTGTATGCATGATTATAACTCGTCACCACCTGATGAATGATGTTGGGAAATAGTAGTGGTTTAATTTTATTGTTTCTATACTTTGCTACTAACTTATACGGGATCTCTGTGGTATCAAAGACACAAAATGCTGAGTAATCTTTAGTTATACCACGAGCAACGTCCACAGTGCATACATAAGTATGATCGGGTTTCGGCTCTTCATACACATCTAGTCCTTGATTGGACTTCAAAGGATCATCGTATACCAAAGTTTTTAGTTTAGATGATGTAATGAGAGTGTTAACCGATCCTAGGAATTCGCATTCAAATTCCTGATTAAACTGCTCTTCAGATGTATTACGAATCGTCTGCTCTTTCCAGTCCGCATCTCTACCTGGCACCTGTGACCAGTGGACTTCTGTAGTAGTGTATTCATTCTTG